CATCATAGTCTGGGTAGACCAGATTACCGTTCTGGTCGCGCAGCATAGAGAGCCTGTCGTATGTGCCGTACACGTTCTGGCCGTTAGCGCCCTGTAATCGCCACGGCCTTGCGTAATCAGCGAACGCGAGGTAGAAGTCTGCGATGATACGGTAGAGCCTGCGGTACATCGCATTCCTCGCTGCAGTGGTCTTGTCCGTCATCTGCCCAGCCTGCGAGATGTACATCTGCGCCTGTCGTCCAGAGGTAACGTCGCTGGTTTCCTGGCCGAGAGAGGGGTTCGTAGCGCCCGTAATGAGCTGCAGGAAGTCCTTCATCATCAGCAGGAACTTCGTCTCAAGCTCCCAGTTGCCCGTGAAATCCAGTTCGGTGATGCTCTCCTTCGTGAACTCGTCGAGCACGATGACCTCTGAGAGTGGGTCAAGCAGTTTGTTCTTTACGCCCTCGCTGGAGGTCACTATCTTCTTGGTGCCACGCAGTATCTTCTCCTCAAGGATGTAGACAAGCTTCTTGATGGACTCAGACAGGTCTTTCATGTCCTCCATCATCGAGACACCCCAGAAGCACTTATCGCGCGGGATGTAGACGCCGTATGCCACATCCCAGCGTCTCGGCACGTAGTATGGCACTTCAACCGCTTGCTCAGCGCCTGTGGTATCAGAGAGCCTCACCATTTCGGCCTCCACGGGTTTGCCGGTCTCCACGTCGCGCCGGTAGAAGAACTTCGGCAGGTGCTCTATCAGTATGTCGCCAGACCACCAGAGCTTGCCAATATCGCCATCTTCGTCACGGTAGGTTGTCTCAACGATGCTGTAACGCCTGAGTCCGGTTTCCTCCGCAGGCGTGTCGCCCGTTAGAATCGGTATATCCTGCGAGGATGCCATTTCGTCAAACTCTTCATACAGGTTTGCCTTGGCTGCAAGTTCCTCTGCTGTGAGTTTCGGCCACCTGCGCAGTATGTAGCGTTCGGTCTGGTTGACGACGTGATGGTAGTGCTCAAGGTCTTCGATGCTTGTCGCGCCCACGTTGGGGATGAAGTCCTTGACGTGCACAACCGAGAGCTCAACGTCACCCACATAACCGGCCCTGCGTATCTGGTTATTCCAGTGCACCTTAATCAGCGCCGTGCCGAACTTGCGTATGCCGCGTTCGGTGATGAGGTTTATTTCCTCCAACGAAGGCTCTGCCGCCCTTACGCAGTAGTCCACCTGCGATTGCAACGCCTCAACGCTGCTCTCATCGTCGGAGGCAACAGGCTTGAGCATCGGTTGCGGAACGTTGAGGTCAAGCTGTGACTCGATAATCATGCGGATGAAGTTGACCTGCGTGCGCGGTAACTTCTGCTGTGTGCGGTTGACGTTTTCAAATACTCGGTTGCCGTGGTACATCGCTTCCCAATCGTCAAACCGCTCAGACCACTCCTTCTTCTTGCGGTAGTCATACTCGAATATCTGCTGCCACTCAAGCAGCAGCTCTTCGTCGGAAACCCTCTTGTTTGTCGCAGCTATCCTTTCCTTGATCGCACTCACCACCCTTCGCGCAAACCGTCCTATGCGTTCCATCACCACGGCATCACCTGCCCTTGCTGCGTTTCCATGCGTTGCCTCACCCGTTCCACATACTGCTCGAACTGCTTGTTGCGCAGCACGGCAAGCCTGTCTTCCTCGGATAAGCCCGCAGCCTTCGCAAGCTCGTCTTCGTCCTCTATGGGCACGCCCGTCTTCTGCTGGTGCCTTACGGCATGTGCTATCGCAAGCGCCATAACATCATCATCGTGCTTGCCCTCCTGCGCGGCTGGCCTGCCCTGTTCATCACGCACAAACGTCAGCATTTCCTCAAGTGTACCGATGTCGGAGATGAGTTCAGGGGTCTCGCGCACCAGCGCAACGAGGTTGCCTATCATCGGCCCTCTGCTTGCGGAGGATGTTGACCAGCCATGTTTCTTCTGCTTGCGGCGCGAGAAGCGGTCTATTGTCTCGCGCCAGAACTGCTTCGGGTACTTCAGCCGTTCGAGTTCCTTCACCGGATGCAGGTCGAAGTTGGTCTCAATCGCTATCAGTGCAGTGTTGTAGTAGTGGCCCAGCGAGAACAGCATCTTGGCGAACAGGTCGGTATCGGTGTGTCCCTTCCATTTGGCGGCCTGCTTGCCCGTCATGTTGTTTATGACCTGCGCCGAGGAGTAGTCTAACCCGCCCTCTGCGGTGTCTGCGCCTATCACATACGGTACGCCCATCTTCGGTGTCTCGTATATGGTGAGGCATCCCGAGGAAGTGAGGTTGATGTATTCAGTACCGGCTATGGGGTCGCCGAAGGAGTCAAACTTGCAGGCTATGTCGCCCTGTATGGGCGCGTCGGTTTCATACTGCTGCTTGAGTTCGGCTATGCGTTCTGTCACTGTTTCAATCTCGAACACGGATAGTCCTGAGTATGCGAATGCTTCTGCTGCACTTGCGGGATACTCTGCATGGTAATCCTCGGTGCCGAGCGCGGTCATGGCCTTCTTGGTGGCTTCAAACCATTCTGGGGTACGGCGTGGGTCGCTGTCCCAGGGAAGAAACACAGGCGTGAAGCCATTCCTGCCGTCCACTGCCGCATCCCAAACCTGCTCGAACAATGTGCCACGGGATGCTGTGGACAGGCCGATAACCTGGCCTCCGGTGGGACGGTTGATGGTGGGGAATGCGGCTCTCCACAACTCCTGCGCCCACTCTTGGAAGGCCCATTCGTCGAGGATAACCAGGTTGGAGGTAAAAGAACGTGCGGAGTCTGGAGCGGAAGACATCGCGGTAAAAGTCGAGGGTTCATCATTCCAGTGCTTCACGGTGACCTGTAAGGTCGTCGTGCTGTAGTACGGCATGGGCTGTACCTGCGTCATGCCACATTCTATCGCTTGGCGCTGCACCTGTAGCGCAAGCTTCTCCTCGCGCACCATCCACTGAGGCATGTGGCGCAGGATGAAGTCAACGCGCCGGACAAGCTCCTTCGCGTCATCTTCCTTCTTGGAGAGCGCCACAACAGCATAACCAGGACGGAATAACAGACGGTGTGTGGCATAGGCGAGGGCTAACCATGTGAGACCTAACTGGCGGGCTTTAAGCACGATGGTGAGCCTTGAGCTGAGGAATGTCTGCAGGACTTCCACCTGTCGGGGCCAGAGCACGAAGGGGATTGCCAAACCATCGGGAGCATCGCGGTCTTCTATCTTGACGTACTTCTCGATGTACTCCTGCGGGTGTTGCGAGAGGTACAGGTGTTTGTCCTGCACCTCCCGCATACTTTCGTCAAGATATTTCGCATCCTTGAAGGGGATTCGTGGCGGGCCTCGCTTGCGGGGTTTATACATGCATCATATCATCCTCCGAAGGACAGAATGGTCTTTGTCAACGCAAGCGCCTGCCACACTTCGTCGCGGTCGAAGTAGTTGGTCTTGAGGCAAACGAGCCTTGGCTGCACCTTCTCGGCAACGGGGCATAGTCCTGTCTGCGGGTAGCCCATGCGTTCAAACACAGGTTCCCGATACGTCAGTCGCCATGCGCCGTAGAACGAATCGCCATAGAAGGAAATGAACCTCTCGCGGAACTGCTCCCATGTGCAGGGAGCGTTTTCCTTCAGGAGAAACGCGAATGTCCAGTAGGAACCTGCGATGCTGTAGTCCCGTCGGAACTGCGGCTCAAGCCATGACGGGGGGGCTACGCCGCATCTTCCGTCTTTTGTGGTTGAGCGTTCTGTCCAGCACCCATAGTGATAAGCAACAGCGACCCACTGCCGATATTCCACCAGCTTCTCCATTCTCTCCGTCTGCGCCAGCAACACGGCACATGCTAAGTCTGTTGGCCTGTAGTTGTAGCCTACCTCAGTATGCCGTATCGCGTCGGGCTTCTGTATGTCGTCCTTCGTTATCCTGTTCTGGCCTGCGGAGAGTGAGGCATAGCCCAAGCCGCTAATCTGCCTGAACTTCCTCGCCAGCTCCTCATCATCGGTGACGAGGATACCGCCCTCTCCTGCGGTGAGGTGCTTGGACGACTGGAAGGAGAATGAGCCTGCGTTGCCGATTGTGCCGACATGTTTGCCTTTGTATGTCGCGCCGACAGCCTGTGCAGCATCCTCCAGCACGAACAGGTTGTGCCTGCGAGCTATGTCCATGATCGCGTCCATGTCGCAGGGCATACCGAACAGGTGAATCACGAGTAGCCCCTTCGTTTTGGGTGTTATCTTTCGCTCAATGTCGTGCGGGTCTATACACCAAGTATCAGGGTTAATATCGGCGAATACTGGTTTGGCCCCGCAGTAGAGAATGGCGAATGAGGGACTGGCCATAGTCAGGGGGCTTGTGATTACTTCGTCTCCCGGGCCAACACCCAATGCCAACAACGCCGTATGCAAGGTGGCCGTGCCGTTGCACAGGGCAACCCCATATTTGGCTCCTATCTTCTCGCAGAAGGCGTCTTCGAACCTGCGAACCCATTTGCCTGCGCTAGACGTGCGAAATTGCTCGTCGAGCACCTCGGAGACATACTTTCTCTCCAGCTCACCTATCCTCTCCACGTTATCCCTCCAGAAATAAGTCTTTGTCTGTTCTTATCAGTCCGGGTTCTCGCTCAAACAGCGCAAGCATCTCCTTCATGCCGAATAGCGGGTTCTGCGGGTACAGCTTGGCGTATATCTTGCGTGTCCAGTCCAAGTCCCCTGGATAGTCCACCGTCCAACGATGCTGATGCAAGTCTCCCGTGCTTGCCAAACCGACACAACGAAACGTCTCCTTGTTGTTATAGATATACGGCGTGACGTGTTCTTTCTCGAAGTCACCAAAGGCGTTGAGGTAAGCCCATTCCAGCGTTTCCAGCGTGAAAGCCTCTGCGTCCAGACCCAGAGGATATGTCGGAACCAGCCAGTTAGAGGCATAATCGGCGTGGGAGTCAATGAGCTTGCGCACAACCAAGTCTACTATCTGTGGGTCTTTGAACGGGTCATCGTGAGTGATTCTTACAAGTACATCCGGTCGTTTGTGGTGCTGCTTCTCATACTCCATCGCGCAGTTGTAGAACCTGTCCAGCACGTCAAGACGTGCGCCACGGAAGCAGAAGAGGTCATTCTTCTTGGCGAGTTCTACAAGCCATTTGTCTTCGGGGTCTATCGTGGTGGCAATCGCTATATCGTCCACGTAACGGCAGGCCCTCACGCGATCTATGATGTGCTGTAGCATTGGCTTGCCCTGAATGTCAGAGGCTACTTTGTGGGGTAGTCTCCTCGATGCCATCCGTGTGCATATCACGCACAACACGTAGGGGTCTAGTAGTTGATTCCGTGGCACAACATCACTCCTCGTAACCGTACACCTTCGGTGTTTTCAGCAGCGTTGAGGATGGAGGCAACACAACCTTGATTCCGAGCGCCTGCGCCATGCCAAGCTTGTGCTCTATGCTGGCCCTCTGTATGTAGCCGTTTGGCTCCCTGTCCATGTAGAACACGGGAAAGTCCAGGCCATACAGGTGTATCTCCCTGAAGCCTTCGTCTATCGCCAGCGCAACCGCCCATGAAGCCGTACACCCGAAGTATGTGCCGAATCGCTCAGTCAGCACGTCTTTCGGGAGCGGGATGCTTGCAGGTATCTCGGGGTAGTGCTTCTGCATATAGACCGGAATCTTGAGCTTGGCAAGATGCTTTGTGTGTTCCGGGTTGTGATCTGCGTTAGCCACGGCGAGTGAGTGAATCTGGAACCACCTATGCGGCATCGGAGGGTTGTGAATCTCCATTTCGTTGAGATACCAGACTTCCATCTCGGGGTCTTTGAACGGCGTCAGTATCCAGCTAGGCCCAGTACCGACTATCGCTACCTTCTTCATTCTCGTGCCTTCAACACCACCTCTAGCAAACGGTATGCGTCAGCGACGGTGTTGCAGGATTTCTCTTCTCCAGCACACACGCGCAGGAAGTGCTGCATCTCGGCGAGGTACATGTCGTTGACGTCGGGATGGAACTCCACAAACCCGTCAACCGCCGCCACATATTCGTACTTGCGGTATGCCTCATAGCCCCAACAGAGTTTGGCGTTGGTGCACCAAAGTTCAAGCCTGCGCTCGTAACCGGGCAGCAAGTAATCCTCATGCACACTGCCCAGCGCACCGCTCTCGAAGTGCAGTATTGCCTCTGCCACATCCTCCGTGTCGTTGGTGACATCGGTGAGCCTTGCGGTGTACGCCTTTGCCTCTGCGATCGGGCCTAGCAGCCATGAAAGGTAGTCGAACTCGTGTATGCCGTCGAGCAGACAGCCGCCGCCCATTGAACGGTTAGCAGCATATGTCTTGCGATGGTCTGTTCCGGGCCGCATGTCTGGGAGATACTGCCCAAACTGCGCCCTTGCGGATACCACCTTGCCGATAGCGCCGTCGTCTATGAGCTTCTTGACACACTGTAGTCCCTGCGTGAAACGGAAGTTGCAGGCGACGAAGGTCTTGATTTCTTCAAGGGGCTTGGTGTCTGTTTCGAAGGCCGCATAGTTACAGAGGGGTTTTTCGATAAACAGGGCATTGACGCCAGCCGCGATACAATCAAGTATGTCCACTATGTGGGTTTGCGTCGGAGTGCAGATAATCGCGGCGACGGGGTGAATCGCAAACTGCCGCAGCGTTTGCCATACCGTACCCATGCCGCGAGTTCCCAAGACCTTCGCGCCATTAAGTTTGTCTTGTCTGTGTAACCAATCAATAGCCATCGGTTCGTCCTGGTCATAGATATAAACGTCATTTGCACCCAGCTCCAGCAGGTTCCTGATGTGCCTCTGTCCAATAGAACCCGCGCCTATGACAAGAATCGGTTTCTCCAATACCTCCCGAACGGCGTCACTTGGCTGCCAATTCATGGTAAGCCTCTACCACCCTCCCGAGGTTTTTGTG